GTAAATAGGTTGCTTAATTCTGTGGGCTCGCCTACAGAGTTAATAAAACGGCGAATTTTATATAAAGACATTATTCCATATAGATTAAGGTGTTTTGATGGAGAGGGACTCGGACATGAAAGTATGCTGGCCCAAAAAGAAATTGATACCACAACGTTACTGGATTATGTAAATAGCTGTCTGAAAAGAGTGAAAAAAAAACTTAGTCGAGAAGCTATGAGAGATTTAGGTTGCGTCATAGGCGAAACATTAATAAATGCAGAAGAACATTCTTCATTAAAATATAGATATTTAATAGGGTATTTTGAGGAGTGTATGGATGGTAAAAGACATTTTGGTATGCTGAATTTGGTGATTTTGAATTTTGGACAAACAATTTATGAGAAATTTAAATATCCCAATGAAGATTCGTCTATAAATTTTGACTGTTTGGCAAAAATGAAAGAGTTATCAGACAGTTTTAAATCTCGTAATATTTTTAAAAAAGATGCCTTTACAGAAGAAACATTGTGGACGCTATATTCCTTGCAAGAGGGAGTAAGTTGCATTCCAAAAGAAATATGTAAAAGAGGAAATGGTACAATTCAATTTATTGATAGCTTTTTTAAATTGAAAGGAAATGATAAAGCTGATAATATTTCGCGGATGTATCTTTTATCTGGCAATACAAGAATTGAATTTGATGGTACTTATAAGCTGGTAGATATAAAAGATGAGAATGGCACTTCAAGAGGAATTATTTCTTTTAATAAGTCGGGTAAATTAACAGATGTACCGGATAAAAAATATGTCTATACAGTACCTAACTATTTCCCTGGAACAGCTATCTTTGCAAAGTTGTTAATTAACGATGATGATTTGAATAATGAACAAAATTAATAACATAATTGATTTAGAGGACTATAGAAGCCAAATTGGGAGCGTAAAATCTAAAGTTTTTACAGGAAGGGATCGTGGAGAAGATGTTCGTAACAAGAGTCAATTAAATGACTTGTTTGAACATTTTGATAAGGTAAAACTAATCATTCCTAAAGATATATATTCCATAACTCCGTCTTTTTTGGAGGAATTATTTAGAAATGTTGTGCAAAAGTATGGTCGTTCCATTATTGAACAAAAATTAGAATTGGAAACGAATGGCTATGATTTGCAAGGCCCTTTAGATGAAGCTGTTGAAAGAATTCTTCAAAATAAAACAGGTTTAGATAAATAATAGAAATGAATATGGTGTTTATCGATAGTATATCAGTAGTAAAAGATTCCTTATGTTCTATAGCTACTCCTTCACCTGTTTTACAAGAAGTTCATTGGACAGACTGGTTAGATATTGTCTATAAGATAGCGATGGTTTTGATAGCTCTCTTCAATATTTGGTTTGCTATTACGATACATAAATTGAAAAATAAGAAAGAAGATAATTTTAAAGAGGCCGATAGAAAAATTGCATTGCTTAAGACTTTGATACTAGATTATAATTTGAAATTTGTATATGATTTTTTTGATAGTCTTGAGTTGCATTTAAATGAATTGAAAACAAAAGAGGCGAATAAAAGGAATATAGAATCTGATATACAAGCAGATTTTAAAAAGTTAAATGAAAAATTTATAAATCTTTTATCTGCTGTTGATAATGGTTTGTATGGAAAAATTTTGCAAATAGGAGATGATTGTAGGGATAAACTTGTTACCAATATAGGAGATGCTGGCGTTAATTTGTATGTTGAGTCCCAATATGTAAAATTAATAAAGAAACCTTATGAAGAAGCGAAAAAAGAGATGTTAAAGGTTCTCTTTAATTATAAAGGTATTTGATGATTTATAAAGCGGAGCAAAAAACTCCGCTTTTATTTTGCCATATTAAATAAAATGTTCATCTTTGCACTGCACTTCATTTTGAACAGGCGGAGAGATTCGCCAACTTTGCCGTTGGCATTTTTTATGTCCAATGGTTAACATATAAGTTCCGACCCCCGTGTGGAGCGTTAATGCGCCCACTGCCTGTTCAAGGTGAAGTGCAACGGGAAAGCGGAACTTTTTTTGTTTATAGGTTTTCTGATTTTTGGGAGAAGTTCCCCTTCCCGTCTTTTTTATTACATATTGTTTCATTTTAATTGCACTTCAAAAATGAAAAAAGCAACTTCAGGTGTATTGTATGCACCGCAATCCACAGGGGTACATATACCCGAACGTGTCAATGCTCTGAATGAGCAAGTCAATAACCTGCAAAGCCGCTATTATCGTAGCCTGGCTCCAGACTGCGAACTACACGGTTCTTCTGACCGCTGGTATTTCGGCGCCATCCTTTCAGCTTGTACAGGGTTTATATTTCCACCTTTGTTTGTAGTTACTGCTTTGTGCGTTTATAAGGCAAAGAAGTGCCGGAAAGGGGGTAAGGAATGACTAAGGACGAATACATCGCATTCCTGGAAAGCGAAAATAAGCGATATTGCAGCGAAAATAAGCGATATTACAAAGAAATACAGCAGCTTACTTTTGAAAAAGGTTTCCTTAGGGGTAGACTTATGGAGATATACGAGCGTAATCCCAGGCTGGGCATGACAGTCATAAAGGGAGGCAAGTATTATGAATTGGCACAGAAAGGAGGCGTAAGATGAACGAGGCAGTACAGAATAGCAAGAATATATACACAATAGAGTATCAGCTTCAGGTTCCGGTGTCGGATGGATTGAGTGCATTGTTCCAACAGATAGAGGAATTGCGGTCGGAGTTTGGAATAGAGCCTTCAGACAACTGTATTGATGTGGAGATACCATGTCAGAATAAACATATTCATTATACGGTTAAGGCTACGATAGATTATTCGCGGAAGGATGCCTTGTCGGTACTGGCCGGAGGCATGAGCGAAGCTGATTATATTATGCGCCACATAGCTTCCTGTACGGATGATAACGGTAATATTCTGACTGGTGCAAACGGCGGTTTGGCCAAGTTTTCCGTGACAGATATTTATTAGAATTTGAAGAAACATTTTTTTTACATTTTTTTTTGAGAGTCGGCGGTCTGTGAAGATAGCCGGCTTTTTTTATGTCCTTTTTCTTAAGAATGCTTCAGGATACCTTTGCATCGGATTAATTGTATAGCAATGGGAGCACACGCAGAAAGAATGATGCAGGGGCAGAACCGTGGAAGCTGGCGGAGCAAAAGCAACTTCTTCGGTAACCGTTATCCGCTTGATGTCGTTATCGAGGGAGATGCCGGTTATACGCAGCAGTTCGAGCGTCAGCAGAATAAAGAGGCGGTTGCTGAATTTAATGCGAATGTGAAAGCATGGGGGAAAAAGGTTGACGATGCGCTGCGGTTATCCGTAGCACGCTGGATTGATACGGATAAGAAGCTTTCCAAGTCATTGAAGCAGAATTATCGTCACTATGGTAAGACACCTATGGACGGGCAGGAGATAACCAGTATCGGGTTTGGTTTTAAAGCTGAAGGCGTGTATGTACATTTGGGTGTCGGTAAGGGGTACAATATGGAGAATGGTACGCGCATTCTCACCAAAACGACGGATAATGAGTGGAAGAGAGAACCGAAGCCCTGGTTTAATCCTGTTATTGAACAGCATATTCCGGAACTGGTGGAGATTGTGAAGAAGTACTGCGGGACCCTGCTTGTGAATACAACGAGAATATATATTAATACATAGTTATGAGTGATATAAAAAAGAAGATAGGTAATTTCAGCTTTGTGGATACTGCTGCCGGGCAATATGCCATTAATATGAACTGGAGTCAGAGCATGAGCCAGTTCTTTGATGCAGGGACGCAGGATTGGGACGGTGAGCCTGTGACGGTAGCCGGGGTTCGGGTAGTTCCCTGGGGCCCGGATAATAACATGCCGAATGCGATCCGTGATTTGCTGGAGAAAAATAACCTGGGACCTGGCATTCTGGACCGTAAGACAGGACTGCTGTACGGTCAGGGGCCGATGCTCTACCGGGTGAGGATTGAGAATAATGAACGTATCCAGGAATGGCTGGAGGATGATGAAATTCAACAGTGGCTGGATAGCTGGGATTATAAGGAATATATTCGTAATAATCTGGTGGAATATACGCACATGAACGGGCATTTTACCAAGTACTATATGGGCAAGGGAGTGCGTATCGGCCGGCCATGGGTGCAGCGGCTGGAATCCCTGCACAGCGGGGAGGCCCGTTTGGTTTGGCCGGATGATGACAGCCGGCGGCTGGAAAACGTGAAAGAGTTTCTCACAGGCGATTTTGAATCTTTCCGGAGCCGGACTTTCCGTAAATATCCGAAGTTTGACAAATGGAACCCGACCAAATATGAGACGGCTGTCAAATATCACTGCATGCGTAGTTTCGGTAGGAGCATGTATGCCATTTCCTGTTTTTATGGTTCAGTTCCCTGGCTTGAGAATGCGAATAATCTGCCGGAAATCATTCGTCATTTGAATGAGAATATGATTGCCGCTGCCTATGTGGTACACAGTCCTCAAGAGTACTGGAATCAGAAGCGTGAACTGATTATGACCATGCACGAGGATTGGGATGAAGCGAAGATTCAGAAGGAAATGGAAAGATTGAAGGACGAACTGACTGAAGCTATTGCGGATGTCATGGCGGGCAAGAAGAATGCCGGTAAGTTCTTTAGCTGCGTGGATTTCATGGATGATTTAGGACATACGCAGAGTTGGAAGATAGAACCGATTGAAATGAATATCGACAAATACATCGAGGCACAGGCGAAGATTTCCCGGATTGCAGATAGTTCTACGACCAGCGGTTTTGGGCTTTCCCCTGCATTGGCTAATATCATTATTGACGGTAAGAGTGACAGCGGAAGCCAGATGTTGTATGCCCTCAAGATATTCTACGGTGCGGATACACAGATACCGGAAGAAATTGCACTGGAGGCTATCAATGATGCCATACGGATAAACTTCCCACATAAGAAAGGAATTTTCCTCGGTATCTATCGGAAAGTGATAAATAAGGAAGATAACGTGTCGGCCCCGGACAGACCGACTAATCAGGTATAGGAATTATGAAACAGAAGGATATTGATTTCCCGGATTGTTGGGAAGAAGTGAAGCCCGTTGGAGTGGCTTCACTTGCTCAAGATACGCAGCAGGCTGATGAAACAGCCGGGAGTGGCTTTACTTGATGTGAAACGTGAGTGGTGTGCCTATGTTCTGAAGAATAGAGGGTATCGTTTTAAATCGAAAGTGGAGGATATGCTGTTGGTTGATAAATTGGCGGCTACGTTGGGTTGGATGTGGAAGGTTGGAGAAGACGCCGTTGAACTGACTTATGACAGTACGGAGAATCTTCTTCCGGTGTGGCGGTATCTTCGTGGTCCGGCCAGCCATGGATCTGACCTGACTTTTGGGGAATTTCGTCAGGCGGTGGCCGTGATGAACAAGTACAATGCAGGCCGGGATGCTGCCGACCTTCGTGCATTGTGCGCCATTCTCTACCGGAAACCGGTCAAGGATAAGGGGTGTATCCTACGCGAACCGTTCCGTATGCAGTATATGTCCCGTTATATGGGGCTGGTGCGTGATATGCCTGAATGGGTGCAATGGGGCGTTTACGCCTGGTTCGCTTATTTTTGTGAATATTTGTTTTCCGGAGTTTTTATCATCGACGGGTTGGAACTCTGCTTCGCTCCGGTATTTGAACGGAGCAGGAAAAGTTCGGATGTACAGCCGGGAACCGCCCAAAGTCTGGGTATGAACAGTGTACTTTATTCAGTTGCCGAAAGCGGAATCTTCGGCAATGCGGATGCGACTGACGATACATTACTGCTACGGGTTATGATGAAGCTGCTGGACGATAAACAGCGGGCGGATGAAATGATAAGGAATCTTAAACAATAGTTATATGATATTCAATAAGAACAAAAATGGTGCTAAGGAACTGCGGGAACTCACAGGCAGCTATTATGCCAATAACTCCTTTTCCAAGATTTCCGGAGACATAGAAGTTGCGACTGAAGAACTCACCGTATTGATTGGTGAACCGGTTATGCAGTTGGCTGAAAAATATTATCAGAACGGAGAGGATAATGAACTGGTAAGGAAGGTTCAGCGGCCGATTGCCATAATGGCAACACTCCGGATGTACCAGAAGAACGACCTCAGTCATGAAGATGATGGCCGTAAGTTCAAGATGGCAACGGATAACAGTGAAAAGCTTCCCTGGGAATGGCAGCTTGACCGTGACGACGCGTTACATTTGGAGGAATATTATCGTTCCGTGGATGCGCTCATCCGGTATCTGAACAAAACCGGGCTTCAGGAATGGATGCAGACGGATACCTATAAGCTCACTCAACGGCTTATCATTCGTAATGGAAACTCCTTTGACATGTATTTCCCGATAGAGAAGAGCGAGCGCACGTTTCTCGTGCTTGTACCGTTCATTCGTGAAGCTCAGCGGTTGAAGGTAGAACGTGCCTATGGGGACGGATGGGATGAACTGCTGGCAGAAAAAGCGGTTCCGGAGAGTGATGTACATTATGCGGCATGTATGGCTGTTGCACTGTTTGCCATGGCGGCAGCTTTACGTCGTCTTCCGCTCCGTATATTTCCCAGTGGGGTGATACGCGGCTATATGGCAAAAAACGGAATGGCGGACAGCCGGATAGCCGATACGGATGATATTGTACGGGTAGCGGAATGGATGGAGGACGATGCTGCTGTTTGGTTGGATGAAATGAAGCGGGTACGTGACGGGATAATTCCGGTATATGACCTGATTCCCAAAAATGATGAACGGAATAAATACTGCCGGTTATGAATGTGATACAGAGACCTAAGCCAAGGGAGTTCTGCGCGACCATGCGTGAGTACATTATTGATACGGACAGTACTATAACCTTTTCCGTGAGGTATGGCGGGAAGACTGTTTTAGAAGAGGAATATTCCCCGGATGCCGATTTTAAGGTGCGTACCCGTGGATTGGGCAAGTTCTGTGAACTCGCTTTGTGGGGAGTATGGTGTGCCGGGGAGAATACGACCCAGACAGATGCG